TATCGCAATCTATCAATTTTCAGATGATACTCTTGTTGAGATTGGAGATGATCAAACTGTTATTAAAGACGCAAATGGTAATAGACAGTTAATTATTGCTGATGTTAACACATCTAATGTTAATCACTTCACAGATGTTTCTGAGCCAGAGTCTGAGTATTTTGGATATAAATGGTTTTATACAGAAGCAGGTGGATGGGCATTAAACGAAGATTGGGTTGATCCAAGAATAGAAGAAGAATAACCGCAATAGGAGTAAATTATGTCTTATGGGTTCGTTACATATGCACAAGATACATTTTCTTCTGCTGGTGCGACACACGTAACTGTATCCGTTACAGGCGTAGACGGGACAACTGGTCTTGGAGTTGTTACAACCCACTTTGACATGGCCTTTAATGTTTCAGGTGTTCAAGCAACTGGAACTATCGGAGATGTAGGTGCGGGTGGGGGAACTATAATTGTTCCACTAGGATTATCAGCAACTGCTCAATTAGGTGATGAAAATATCTTTGTAGGTATGCTTGTTCCTGTTGATAACACCAATCTCTTAATGACAGCAGATTTGGGCCAAGAGCAAGTTGTTATACCTAAAATTATTGAAGCATCTGGAGTTTCTGCAACAGCTCATTTAGGGCAAGAAACGGTTGTTGCGGGTAATGTTATAGCTAAACCAAGAGGCGATGAAACATTTAATGTGACGGTTGCTAATGGTGGTAGTGGTAATGTTTATTACTTAAATTACTTTATGCAGACTACTCTTGATAGTCTTCATCCTCCATTTACTTATCGTTTTGATTTATCAGACTCTTCTGTTGGAACTCATCCTTTACGATTCTCTACTACAGCAGATGGCACGCACGGAGGAGGAACGGAATATACAACAGGAGTAACAGTTAATGGAGTTGCTGGTAATCCGGGAGCTTATGTAGAAATTACTCTTACTGATTCTACACCACAACTGTATGTTTATTGTGCAAGCCACCCAGGCATGGGCTTCATGCTTAATATGAGTTATAATGCTGAAATAATTGGAACTACAGCCGTAAATGATGTAATAATTAAGGCATCTATACTTATTCCAGTAGATAACACTGGACTTGTTATTTTTGGTATAGTGGAAGATGTAAATGTATCAGGCTCAACTCTTATTACTCCAACCGGAGTTATTGCCACGGGATTTATTTCTTCTGGTCAAACACCCGCTGTTAATGTGTGGCAAGTGATTGACGATTCGCAAACCCCAGGTTGGACGGAGATAGCAGCGTAATGGCAAGTACATATTCAAATTCTTTACGATTAGAACTTATTGCTACCGGGGAACAAGCTGGTACATGGGGTTCTACTACCAATCGAAACATGGGAACTTTATTAGAGCAAGCCATATCTGGTTATGAAGTTATAACTATTTCTGGAGATACCACTCTTACAACAAATAATGGTCAAACAGATCAATCAAGAAATATGGTTCTTGATGTTCAAGGAACTATTGGCACGACAGCAAATATTTATATTCCAGCCCAAGAAAAATTATATGTTGTAAAAAATGGAACAACGGGTGGACAAAGTATAGCTGTAAGAACAACTGGTCCTACAGGAACAAGTGTCACTATTCCAAATGGTAAAACAACAATTTTATATGGCACCGGTTCTAATGTTTATACAGCTCTTACATTTACTGATGATTTAGATATAGACAACATTAATTTTACAGGAAACACAATTTCCTCCACAGATACAAACGGGAATATTGTACTAACTCCAGATGGAACAGGAAGCGTGGTTCTTTCTAAAGATGTAACAGCAAGTCAAGCTTTAACAGTAACTACAAATTTAGCCGTGAATGGAAATACCACTTTAGGCGATGCCTCTGGAGATACAACAACAATTAATGGTAATGCTGTTTCTATTCCTAATGGATTAAATTTTGATACTAATACTTTAGTGTTAGATCAAGCTAATAATAGAGTGGGTATTGGACAAGTTAGTCCGTCTTCTTCTCTTCATGTTGCTAATAGAACAATTACCGATGATTTTACTATAGGTGGAGCGACTGGTTATCAGTTCCCTAGTTCTGCTGGGACTTCCGAACAAATTTTACAAATGAACAGTTCTGGAAATTTACAGTTTGTTGATATTGGAACAATTGGAGCATGGTCAACTGTAGGGAATGCTATAAGTGGTGGAGCAAATTCCATGACTATTTTTGGATCTGTTGCTTATGATGTATGGTGGGCTACTTATCGGTTACTCTTTGATGCTACAACTTTAACAACATTTAGAGTTGGTTTAGTCGATTCAGCAGGTAGCCAAGTATCTGCGAGTAACATATTTAACAGCACATTTATCTACCAAGATGTTTCAGGAGCTAGTGGAGGAGCTGTAACATCAAATGCAAATAAATCTTCTAATGCAGCAACTGGAGTTATTGCTGTTGGAAGTGTTCCTACTTCATCATCAACAGAAGTAGTTGTCGAGGGAACAATGTATTTATTTAGAAATGCTCAATATTCTACAGGAAATAATTTTGCTGGTAATGCTCAGTCTACGTGTACAAAAGATGGTGGAGCAACTGGTGATATAGGTACTACAAGTCAATGTTATATAAAGGAAGCGTCAGCAAATGCGACTGCTGTATATGGCTTAGTGTTTAGTGAATTAGGTGGCAACACCTTAAAATCAGGATCTCGTATAGATTTATATGGCGCATCATTCCCAACTTAAGGTAAACAATGTTAGAGAATGTTCAATTCAAACCTGGAGTTATAAAAGAAGGAACACGCTATTCAAATGAGGGTGGATGGTATGATTCTGACAAAGTAAGATTTCGTTCAGGTTTTCCAGAAAAAATAGGTGGTTGGGAAAAAAGAGGAAGTAATACTTTTCAAGGTATTTGCCGTAGTTTAAATCAATGGGCTGCTATTGACGGAAGTCAATATATAGGTGTTGGAACTAATCTTAAATTTTATGTATCTGAGGGTGAAGCTTATAATGATATTACACCAACGAGAAAAACTTCTTCATTAACAGATCCATTTACAACTGTTAACGGATCTACTTTAGTTACCGTAACTGATGCGGGCCATAATGCTGGTCAAAATGATTTTGTAACTTTTTCAGGAAGTGGCGCTGTTGGCGGAGTTCCAGCAGCAGATTTTAATAAAGAACATCAGATAGTTACAATTATTGATAATGATAACTACACAATAAATGTATCCACCTCTGCGAGTTCAGCAGTAAATGGAGGTGGTTCAGTTACTGCTGTTTATCAAATTAACACGGGTTCAGTGGACTATACAGCTGGTGTAGGTTTTGGAGCTGGTTTTTTTGGTGGAACACAAACAGGAGTGCAATCAACAACTACAACCGGAACTAACAATGCTGGCTCTAGCACTATTAATGTAGTATCCACTGCTGGCTTTACAGTAACAGGAACAATATTAATTAATGAAGAATTAATAACTTATGGATCATTAACAGCTACATCTTTTACAAGCTGTACAAGAGGTCAATCAGGAACACAAGACGCAACACATACAGCTGGAGCTATTGTTCAACAAGCCGATACTTTTATTGGATGGGGTAATGCAGCCACATCATTAACAGACGGCCAACAATTACGATTATGGGGTAAAGATAATTTTGGTGAAGATTTAGTATTTAATGTTAATAATGGCGGTGTTTATTATTGGGATAAATCAGGTGGAGTTTCTGCCCCGGCAGTTGCTTTATCTGCTAAGGCGGGAGCGGATGGATTTGCGCCAACAGTAGCGACACAAGCTCTTGTTAGTGAACTTGGTAAACATGTTATTTGTTTAGGAGCTAATGAACAAGGATCTAGCACACAAGATCCTATGCTTATTCGTTGGTCTGACACAGAAAATCCAAATATCTGGCAAGTATTAAATGAAAATAATGCTGGTGATTATCGACTATCATCTGGTAGTAAAATTATTGGAGGAATTAAAACAAGACAAGAAATATTAATTTGGACCGACACAGCTTTATATGCCATGACTTATTCTGGAACAAATTTTGTTTTTAATTTTAGTTTGATGGATGAAGGTACTTCTATCTTATCACCCAATGCAGCTATCAATGCTAATAATGGTATCTTTTTTGCTGATAGTGAAAACTTTTATGTGTATACCGGTTCAGTTCAAACCTTGCCATGTAGTGTAAGAAATTATGTATTTAACGATATTAATATGTCACAACGCTACAAAGTTTTTGCTGCTAGAAATGAAAACTTTAATGAAGTGTCTTGGTTTTATCCAAGTGCTGATTCTACCGAAGTAAATAGATATGTAACTTATAATTATGTAGAAAGAACTTGGGCTGTAGGCACAATGGATAGAACAGCTTGGGATGATGTAGGAACTTCAGTTACTAATCCTATAGCAGCCGGAACCAATAATTATATATATAACCAAGAAACTGGAGATGATGACGATGGATCTGCAATGACGGCTTATATTGAATCAAGTGATATTGATATTGGAGCCGGTAATCAAATAATGTTTATTAGGCGTATATTGCCAGATATTTATTTTTATGGAACATCAACTTCACAAGATATGAATATAATTGTAAAGGTTAGAGATTATTCATCTAGCTTGAATCCTCCAACAACAGATCAAACATTTACATTTCAAACCGGAGCGAGTAACAGTGGATCTACGGGATCACAACAATTATATTCTCGTATCAGAAGTAGACAAGCTGCTTTTCGTTTTGAAAGCACTACTACAGGCCAACAATGGAGATTGGGAGGAGTAAGATTAGATATGAAACCGGATGGTAGAAGATGAGCAGAACACCTGAACAAGTATTAACAAAAACAACTTTACCGCTCCCGGAAAGAGAGTATCAAGAATCCTATTTTAGAAGGTTAGTAGGTGATATTCAAAGGATATTTACTAGCTTACAAACACCAGAGGAGACTAGAGAAGAGTCTGAGACTTTTTCTTGGTTTATAAGTTAATGGCAAGAGCCTATTTAAATATTGTGAAAAATGGTTTATCATCTGGTGATAATACAATTTATACTTGCCCACAAGGTGGACAAGCTATAGTTAAAGTTGTAAATATATATAATACTACTGCGGGAGCTATAACAGTTTCTACAAAAGTATTAGATAGTTCCTCAACCACTACAGGTGTATGGAACGAAACATCAGTGTCTGCAAGCACACAAGAACGAGTCCTTCAAAACGGAGAAGTTATAATTTTGGAGTCAAGTGACGTATTGAAAATAAACGCTGGGACAGGAACGGCAATAGATTCAATAGTTTCTTTACTTCAAATAACATGAGGACAATATGGCGTGGTATGATTTTATTCTAGATACTGGTAAACAATTTTTTAAACCGCAAAACTTACTTAACTCTTTAGGCACCGCAGGTATTATGCAATTGTTTGGTGGTGATAGTGATGATTTTAAAAGAAACTTTTTATTAAGTAATTTATCACGATCTTCAAATCCTTTATCATTAAGTGCTAAAGACAAGAAAAAAGCTTTTGCACAGTTAACTCCTCAAGAACAACAAGATTATGCAGATTTAGCTCGTTCTGGAAATTTAAGAAAAGAAGACTTTCAAACTTTTAAAGATTTAGGAGTTATTAAACCGGGCGCATTTAATACTCACGAAGATTATTTACAATACTTTCAATCGCAACAAGCTCCTTCAGCGGGAGAAAGTTTACCTGATTTTACTCCCCCAGAAGGTCCAAGAATAATGCGTGCATCTATGGGCAGTGGATCTAGTCAACCTTCTCAACAAATAAGTACAACTTCTTATAAAGGTTTTAGCGATCCAGCTGGTATATTGAGTTTACCTAAATCTCAAGGAACAAGTCGCGGTAGCGCACCTGATTATGAAATAACACCAGGTCCGAGAGGAACACATACGTATTATGATCCAAAGAGCGGAGAAAAATTTATTCTTGGGAAGGATAATTCAATAAATATGATAACTCAAGGCACTCCTCCAGCCCCCGGCTTTGGACAAGGAGGATTTAATTTTAATCAAGGTATTGGTGGATTAAATAAAGGATTCTTTGGACCACATCTTCAAAACTTTGATCAAATTATGATGAATAAACTTTTATTAGAGGCTATTAATCCTGACTATTATAAGAAAAGAGATTTTGCGGCAGAAGCTGAAGAAAGAGATAAGAGATTAAGAAGAGAATTTAGAACAGAAAGTTTAGATCCAATGAGGTCAGGTTTTGCACGCAATTTGCGTCCACGAGGATATAAATCTGGTGGGATTACTGATTTAACAAACGGTGGAGAATCGGCTGGTCCCGGAACAGGAACTTCTGACTCTATCCCGGCTTTATTATCTGATGGTGAATTTGTTATGACAGCTGAAGCGGTAAGAAATATGGGCAATGGTTCACGCCAACAAGGAACTCGTAAAATGTATGATTTAATGAACAATTTAGAAAGAAAAGCATAATGGCTGAGATAGGACAATCACAACAAACATATATGGATCCTATAAAAAGGGAATTACTTAATTTCTTAACGCAACAGTCTATGGGTTTAATTAGCGGAATGCAACCTAAGCTAGATGAGCAAGGAAATATTATTTATGGTACACGACAAGATTCTTTAGGAAATCCTTTACCAGAAATGGAATATGTAGGAAGGCCTTTTTCACAAGACGCTGTTACTAAACAAGTTGCACCTTTAACCGGGTTAGAAACATCTGCTTACCAAGCTGCTGGCGCTGGAGTTGGTCAATTTCTTCCTTACTTACAAGATGCAAGAAGATTATATGGTGAGTCGGGAGCGCTAGAAAGAGAGCGAATCCCATTTGTTACCGAGGGTATATTAGGCACGCGTAAAGGAATGGATTTAGTAGAAAGCGCATTACCTTATTATCAAGGAATTGCTGACGAAAATAGATTTACAGAACAAGTTGCCGATAGATTAACACAAAGATTAGAAGATAATGAAGCTAGACAGTTAAGTAATTTAGCGCGAAATGCTGGTGGATCTGGAGCTTTAGGTGGAAGTCGTTACGGAATAGAAAGAGCTAATATACAAGAAGGAACTCAAGAAGCTTTAGCTGATAGTTTAGCAAACTTGTATAACACAAATTTTCAAAATCAAAGACAAGCTGAACAAGTTGCAGCTCAAGGCATAACTAGTTTAGGTAGCACATATGGAACTATGGCAAGAGCTGTTCCATCTACTGCTCAAGGATATGGATCTGTAGCAACTGGACTTGGATCTTTAGCTGGTAATTTTGCTCAATTAGGTCAAACCGGACAACAAATGTATGGACAAGATTTAAATACAGCTAGAACATATGGGCAATCATTAAGAGATTATAATCAAAGTTTATTAGACACACGACAATCTAATTTATATGCTGAACAATCTTTACCGTTCCAGTTATTAGGTTATATGTCAGGTGTTACAGGAAGTTTACCAAACAACAATTACACTATATCAACTCCATTACCTAGCCAAGGCGATACCTATGGAATGGCATCCGGTATAGCTGGTGTAGGTCC